CATCGAGAAGTCGCTAAGAGATCCACGGGTTATCACAATCGAGGGCGAGGTAGAGAAGATAACTGACCGGCTGACCAGGCTGGAACAGATGCTACCACCAGATGCTGACCAGGCGCTGATCGATGACTACCTGGCGCTCCAGGCCAGGCAAGCAGATCTGTTGTATCCAGCACCTAAGATCGAGGTGCCAGATGAAGATATATGGAATATCCCATACGGCCCTGAAATAAGGGATTACATTCACCAGGCCACCAACGTTGACGATGCAAAGAACAGCGTGAAGAAAGCCGGCGCAGGTGAAAGTACGGATGTGTTGTATCAACCAGGATCCCCAGAGCATTTGCAGTGGTTCAGGGACAGCCAGGTGCTTGATGATCGTGGCAACCCGTTGTTCGTCTATCATGCCACCACCGCCGATGTCAACTTTGATGTGTTCGAGAAGACCAGCGATATCGGGTTCCACTTTGGAACTGTTGAACAGGCCAATGATCGATTGAGATTTATAGGAGGATTAAATAAGCCAAACGCCAGGATAATACCGGTCACATTGCGGATCGAGAATCCAATGGAATTATCAGACAATGGTTGGTATGCCAATCAAATGCTAGAGGATATGAGACTACATAAATATATCTCTAACATGGAATATGCTAAACACATGTCTAAGGTCAACGAGCTTTATCCTGTGATGTCATTTCAACCAGATGACATGTCCTTCTCTACATGGTCACAACACAATGAACAAATGCGAGACTTGCAAAAGAAGTATGTTGTTCAATTGATTAAAGATCTTGGATATGACGGTATAAAATATTTGAACCAGGTCGAGGGTGTAATAGATCGGAACGCAGGAATGTTAAGGACCATGCAATATTCCTGGATAGCATTCGATTCCAATCAGATCAAGTCAGTGTTTCATCCCGATACCAACTACACCGAGGGTCCATCGATGTTGTTCCAGACACAGTATCCAAGGAACAGTTGGGAAAATACAGCCATCGAAATATTTGGTCAGACCTGGGACCCAAGGGAGGCTGGCTTTATTCTGGACGATGGGACCATGCTAGACTTCAGCGGTAAGAACCAGGGTGGCACCGGTGGTATGAGGGCGCTTGATCATAGAGATATCAATCGTGCCATGGACCCAGATTATCTCTACGAAGAGTATGGTGGTTATGTACAAGAACTGGGAGATGGAAGATACTCAGCAATTAGTGGAGATGGTGATCTGTTAGGCCAGTTCGATACCGAGGCTGAAGCGATACGAGTTCTTAATGAAGATCTTCCAAGGGTTCCAAAGCCAGACAACATTGAGGGTGGAACCGCTGGCATGCTGGAGTTCATGGATAAGACCAGATCTGTCAGGATGAATTTGTCTCGCAGTTCTAATTACCTAGATCTAGATGTGTCCGGCCCAATGACCAGGGCGCAGATAAGACAAATCAGGGAATTATTGGATATGTCTAATGGATTATCAATAGACTTTAGTGTTGATGGAACCCTGGTAGAGTCTAGGAATTTTGAGTATGTTGGGTGGGAGCAGATGAAAGAATTGAATGAGATCATGCAAGATCTCTACGATACATCTGTTCTATTCCAGGATCCTGAGCAATTGAGTCTATTCCCAGAAGAGCGGCCGGTTCTCAAGCTGGAGATGCAAGAAGGTAAGGGTGGCAAGTTCGCTCCCCAGGAACAGGCCCAGATGCAACTACCTGGTATGGATGAGGCAATGAAATCCCAGGTGCGTATGCGTGGTGCCATCGATGCTGGTAGCAGTGAGCTGGCCGGCCCACTATTTGGTGATGCCAACTACAATGGTGCCAAGGTGGGTATGACCAGGCGCATGGTTCAAGATGACCTGGTACGGCACTTCAGTCTAACACCCCAGGAAGCCGAGACTATCACGGACATCATTGATGCACGGGCTGTAACCTGGTCCAAGCGAGTCGAGGGAAGAACAGTAGCGGATTATTACAGCAGCCACTTTGCCGAGATCACAGATCGTCCACCAGCACGAACCAGCCTCTTCCAGCGATTACCTGACGAGACATATCTGAAGGGTTCTACATTGCATTCACAGGTGGCAAAACAACCGCAAACATTATCCGAGCTGGTTTCACAGATAAGAAACACTGGGACCAGGGTCAATGCAGAACAAGCACGATACCTGGGACTATTAGTTGAAGCAGTAGCTGAAGCAGCCGGCGTAGATCCTGATGTATTTGTGCGACACAACTTCCAGGGTGTAATCAGATCTGATCCCAATCTCACATCGACTGAGGCTATATATAAATCCATTGGTAGTCAGTGGGATAATGTCGCACTGATGGAATACCTATCAGAAATTCATGGCGATGACATGGATCAATACTTTGATGAGATCGCCAACTTCCTATATCGAAGAAGTGTAATCAAGGATATGGTTGATCCAAAGACAGGACTCCCAGCGGTTGATCCAGTGACAGGTAAAACGGTCAGGGGATATGAGGCAATCAGAACAAATGACAAGACATTGTTGTCACTAGATGTGAGCGGTAGTTGTCCACTAAGAGATAGCGAAATGCCGTGCCTGTTTTGTTATGTTTATGTGCCGAGTGGTAAAGAAGCTGTATTTGGTGCCAAAGGTCCCAATCGTGCCAACCTTCGTTATGGTGCGGCCAAGTACGATGCCAACATGATATTGGGTATGCCCCAGGACCTGGTTGATTATCTGAATGCATCTGGTGGTCTGCGTGTATTTTCAATTGGTGATTACAAGAAAGCCGATATACCTACACTGGACCTGGCCATAGCTGATGCCAAAGAACGTGGTCTGAATATCAAGATCATTACCAAACAGAAGGATGCCTACCTCAGATATAAAGACTTTGATCATGTGTACTTCAATCTGTCTACCGAGTTCGCACCAACACATGCTAAAGAAATTATGGGATATGCCAAAGAGCATATGATCGAGATCTTCAAGAAAACATTTGATGGCACTAAAGAAGAGCTGGCCGAGGTGTTACCGCAGATCGAGAAACATGCTGACATGGTAACAAAACAGGGCGAGAAAATGTTGAGATATCCCAAGACAAGGAAGCAGGTAGCATATGGTTGGGATATCGATGAGGTTGCCAAGATAGCCAAGGAAGATCCCAAGGTGAAGGTCCGATATGTTGCCATGAATGGTGATGATGCAATCAAGGCCATCATGGATGACAGGATTGATGTGGTCACTCTATACCATGGCGAAAAAGATCCAGACGTATTCAAGGCGATATGGGATTATCAGAACCCAGACCTGGTTAAGCGAATTGGACAAGATCGTGTTGATGCAATGGCTCATATATTCAAACCACGAACACCAGAAGATCTAGTGAAGTATGCTACGGTCGAGCATCTAAGAGAGGTGTTCGGCAAAGATATTGACTACAAAGAATTCACAGACAAAGCTTGGAATAAGATGTGCTGTATCCAGGGCCGTTGCGGTGTATGTGGTGTGTGCTGTGGGTTTGGTCGAGCTGATGGTACGGCTACCGATATCATGAACATGGCGCTCAACGGTGTAAATAGAACAGCCATAGAATTTATGGCAGATGGCAAAGCGGTCCTGCATGCATTCTCGAAATCGGCCAATGTATCTGACTTTGCAAACAGCATGGTCCCTGTCTTCATGAAGTATCTAACACCAGATGATGACCTGATCTTAAAGAACTGGGCTAATGTAAAACCAGAAAAAGGATGGACGCCAGATACATATAGAAAGGTTGGTAATGCTTTCGAGGTTTATCTAAGAGGGAAGGCATATGGAGCAGCCAGAAAGACCATAGTCAATCCCAAGCTGATGCCCGTGTTCGAGAAATTCAGGGAATGGTTGGTAAGAATCTATTGGAAGGTCAGTGGTAGCAAGAAGTTTTCTAAGGGCATGCAGAATCATATGCCATCAGATGCAGTCAAGGAAGTATTCGACAGAATGCTGGGCAACAACCAGAAGACCGAAACCTTCTACAAGATGGGCTATGACCAGGTCATGGGACATACAGCCAGGGGTGCGGTATCGTTCCTCGAAGATGGCCAGGCTATCATCCACGCAATGAACCAGCCAGATGTATCCACGGTGGTCCATGAGTTGGGTCACATATTCCGCAGAGATCTGGAAGCAGAAGACCTGGCCATAGCAGAAAAGTGGGCCGGTGTTCGTGATCATCAATGGAATGTCCAGGCCGAGGAGAAGTTCGCTCGTGGATTTGAGCAATACCTGAAGGATGGAAAGGCTCCAGTGGCTGAGCTTGAAGGCGTCTTTGCCAATCTAAAGGAGTGGCTGACCAGGATCTACGCACGGATTAAAGGTGACCTGGTTGACATCTCTCCTGAAATGCGAGGCGTGTATGATCGGCTACTTGCAGAGCAGCCAGACATCGATGCCTATAACATCAAGACAGAACAAGGTAGGGCCAAGGTGATCCAGCCAGACGCCAGGTCTGAGCCATTCTGGAATTGGTTCGGTAACAGCAAGGCTATTGACAAGAACGGTGAGCCTCTTCAACTGTATCACGGGACCTATAAAGATAGTCGAGGCAAGGCCTTTGATACATTCCAACCTGCATATTCCGGTCCTACTCAGGGATGGATATACTTCACAGAATCACCAGCATATGCAAGCGAGATGGCCGGCCACATCGATGGGTCCAAGGTGTACCCAGTTAATTTGAAGATGGAGAAACCAATCGACCTAAGCGATCTTGATGTTGAATATCCAACACATCAGGAGTCGTTCTATGCTGTTACTCATGCGTTGATTGATCGATACCCAGGCGTGTTGAACTGGAGCGATGCAGATGTGGCTGACTTCTACAACCGTGTATTCCTGCAGGGTAGGGGACCTAAGGAAACCTTCCAGATAATGAAGATCCTAAACGATTGGACCGACATGACATCCAATGCAAAGAGCCTGGGGTATGATGGTCTTATATTCCCAGATGAAATCTATCGTGGATACTATACGGGCGATCTACAAGAAGGACAAATCGAGGCTCTCTCCTATGTAGTGTTCGATCCCAGGCAGGTGAAGTCGATCTTCAACGGTGGCCAGTACGATCCCGATAACCCATCGATCCTGTTCCAGATGGAAGATGGCCGGCAGATGAACCTACCGCTGGGAGAAGATCCTCCTGCAGCCAACATGCCACCAGGATCCATCGAGGACATGAACCCCAATCCACCACAAGCATTCATGGCACTGGAAGGTTGGGAGAACATGGCCAAGCCTATGATGGAGGGTGCCAGGGATAGACTCATGAGTCCAGATGCATTGGTGCCAGGTGGTATAGCACACATCGATCAGGCGCTGGACCCAGAAACACTGAAAGATCTAAGGGGATGGTTGGGCAAAGTATATGGGCAGATGGGTGATGTGAAGCTGGCCTCTTCCAGGTGGGGAGAGAATGCCAGAGATGCAGCTTTGTTGAATTACAACAAGCGATATAACTTTGACAATGTACTGCAAACCATATCCCCGTATCAGTTTTGGTACACCAGGTCAATGATGAAGTGGGCGCTCAGGGCCATGGACCATCCATCAATGTTTGCGATGTATGCCAGGCTGAGAGCTGCACAAGAGAAAGCGCTGAAACAACCTGGTTTCCCAAAGAGATTGGAGGGTAAGTCCAGGATCCCACTACCCTATATGCCTGATTGGATGGGTGGTGGAGTCTACGTTGATCCACTGAGAAAGATCTTCCCGTTCACGCAGATGGCCAGACCCTATGAGGCTTATGCTGAAGAACAGAATATGATCCAGAAGAGGGCTGAGTCAATAATCCAACAGCAGGTAGAAGATGGTGAGCTGACACCAGAACAGGCCAGCGAAGCCCTGCAGACCAGGGACACTGGAGTGTGGGAGTTAGCGTTGAGTCGTGCTACATTGGATGTAGATCCAGAGATAACAGATCCTATCGAGTTCTCACGGGTGCTGTTTGGATGGTCATTACCATTGACCTGGGCTTATGAAATGATGAAAGGAAATCCACAGAACATAAGCCAGCTACCCATCTCCAGAACTATTCAGAACATTACCGGTATGCTGGGTGGTGCTTTGGGTGGTGACAATAAAGGTATCAACATCGAGGCTCCACTACGGAAAGCACTGGGTCTACCAGAGCAGGACCAGTGGCAAGACTACAGATTAGATCGAGAGCTGGCCAACATGGCTGCAGAAGGGTATGACCCCGAAATGATCTTGAAGGCACAGATCGAGAAGACCGGACCAGCATTCGCTGAGGCTCAACGCAGGGTAGCAACTACCAGCCAGGTCCGCTGGCTTGGTGCGCCATTGGGCCTCGACATATTCCCAGAGGGAGAGCAGATGCAACGCTCACTGAAGACGGAGTACGACAAAGCGCTGGAGGCCTGGATCGATGGCGGCCAGGAGTATGGCGATACAGTGGGTGCGTTCTTTGACAAGTATCCAGAATATCAAACCAGGATCCAATCCTTCAAGGAAGATCCAGAAGAACGACTAAGGGCCTACATGAGGTCCAATATATGGGATGCATACAACAATAAATTGTCAGCGCTAGAAAAGAAGGAGGTGACCGATAAGCTTGGACCAGTATTCCAGGATGCCTTCCTGAACAAATCAACCAGGTCCTACGATAGTATTGACACATCCACTCTTGCACTGTGGTCCCAGGTAATGAAAGAGTATGTACCAACCACTGCACCTGAAGTACCACAGGTCGAGTATGACTTTGCACCACCTGAGATCAACAAGGGATACCAGGCCTACATAGATGAACGTGACGAGAAGTTCCCACATCTAAGCAGGGCCTGGGATATGCTGTACTCTCTTCCTGAAGATCAGCGTGGTCAGATCCGAAACAATATGCCAATGATGGACGACTACTATAACTGGCAAACCAAGTATCTGTCTGAACATCCAGACATCATTGAGTATGTGTTGTCTGACCAGGCTAAGATGAAAGGTGCGCCGGCCGAAGCTCAGACACTGTACTACCAATATAACGCCCAGGTCCAGGATCTGTTCGGTGATGACATCTATGATATCCAGACCGGCTACTTCGAACTTCCTTCCAGATCGGCCAAGAAACAATATCTGAAAGACTACCCACAACTACCAGCGTATTGGGACCACAAGGATACCTTCTTGTCTATGTATCCAGACATGATCCCATATCTGAAATCAACTGAAAGCATAGCAGAAGATGTACTTGGCCCATACTATGAAGAGAAGGTGCAGGTGGACTTCAACAAGATGTCAACCAGCCTGATACGATCTTTGATGGGCTTCTATTATGGTGGCGAAGAGCTGTCAAACGGATCGAGGATGGCCATAAGGAAACTATGGGAAGACATGGGTATGCCTGGTGGAAGCCTGGAAGTGTTCATCAACGATATATTGAACGAGCAATTTGTGCAATATGTACCATTACATTAACATTGTCAGACAACTAAATTTGTGTATAATAAAGAAAGGAAACTAATATGAGTGATCAACCTACTGACAAGGCCATGGGCTTTCCAGGTGCAGGGCAAGCACCTGAGGGAACACCTCCCGTTGAACCGCCCGTTCAACCTTCCACAGGTCCTACAACTATTAGCCAAGAGCAGCTTGACCAAATCTCGGAAACTGTTTTCCGTAGGTTCCAGGGTCTGCAAGACAAGCATGCCGCTACGATCAACAAAAAGATCAGCGATGGTTTCAAAGCGTTGACTCAATCCTTAGAGGTAGCACGGGCTTCTGGCGCTCAGATCACACCAGAGCAGGAAGCACAGATGAAGAACAAGATCATCACCGATGCATATGCCGAAGAAGGAACAACCGAACCACCGCCTCCACCCTCACCCATTGACCAGCCACCCACCGCCCAGGGTCCTGGCCAGGGACAGGAAGTTGATCAGGTTACGTTGGATGGCTGGGCCATTATGGAAGAGAAAGGTGTCTTCATCAAACAGGAAGACCCCGAAGCAGAGCTACTAGCTAAGGCCAAGACTCCCCGACAGTTTTATGCGGCAATCGAACAAGCTATTGAGAAGAAGACTGCTCGCCTCAACGAGAGTGGCGCTCCACCAGAACCACCACCGGTACCACCTGGTGCCGGCAGAATGCCAACCAATGTTGCATCCTCAGGTGGCCACGCTGGAGATCCAATCTTGAATGTGACTGACCCTGATCAGCTCTGGCAGATAGCCAGGGAGAAAGGGAAAGTATAAAACTTTAAGGAGATAACAACATGGCACTAACCTTAGCCCATCTAGCGAAGGTAGAGACAGAACCCCTCAATCGCTATGTTCTTATGAACCTATTGCGTGAAGTCAAGATCATGGAGGTCTTGCCTTTCAAAAACGTAGATAGTCTGCGGTCCATTGCAGTCCGATGGCAGACTCTTCCCGATGTGGCATTCCGCACCATTAACGAAGGTTACACTCCCAGCGAGGGTGATGTCGAGCAGGTGTGGGAATCGGTCTACGGTTTCGGCGGTGAGATCAAACTTGATCGTGTATTCGACAAGGTTAAGAACACGATTGTGGACCTGAAAAAGATCCATACCGACATGAAGATCATGTCGATGGCGTATACCTTCAACAACTATTTTAGCATCGGCGACCATGCGACTGACCATAAGGGATTCGAGGGTCTGAAGAAACGAGTAAGCAATATGCCATCTCGGCAATCGGTTTACTTTGCAGGTGCTGCTGCGGCAGCCTTGGACCCCACCTCTTCAACGGCATCCGCTAATACCTTCTTCACTAAACTGGAAGAGCTTCACTACAAGACCAATCGTGGTGAGCATAATGCTTTCTTGTGCAATGAGGGTATGAAGTGGGGACCTGGTCGTGTAGCACGTTATGCCGCTTTCGGTGGCGCTCATATTCTTGACACCACCAAGGACAGCTTTGACCGCACCATTCCAACCCTCTATGGATCCCCCCTAATCGATGTTGGTACACTGAAGGACCAATCCACTGAAATCATCACGGGAACAGAAGTGGCCGGCGACGCCGGTACTGATGCCACGAGCATCTATGCTGTTGCCTTCAATGAAATGCAGGGGATTACCGGCATTCAGCTCAGCAACATGGAGGTGTACGATCCACTGAACGGTGGCGAACAAGAGTCAACCCCAACTAAACTGGTCCGTATAGACTGGTGGATCGGGTTGGCCAACTTCGGTAGCTATGGAATTGCTCGTGGTCAGAATGTCGAAGACCCATCCAACTGGACTGCGTAAGGAGATTAGACATGCCTACATTTGATGCGAATCTTATGACCAGAACAACTGGCAACCTGACTCAGTCCGAGAGTTCAAGCGGAGTAGAAATTCGTGGTACCCCTGTGAAAGGAATGGCTGCATATTTTGTGTTGCCCTCCACCGTAGGCACAACCACGGATGTACTACCACGGGTATGGGTATCGGACGATGACTCGACCTATGTGTTGGCTGCTTCTTATCCTGGTGGCGCACAGTCCTGGGCCAGTGGTGGCAAGGAATTTGTGGTCCCATTCGCAGGAACCCAGAAGTACGTCAAAACCGAGCTGGTAATCAACGGTACGGCCAACTTTGGAGCTGCCAAAGCCGGTATCGTACTTGGCGTTGGTTATGATTGGACTAGGGCTGTTTCATTCGAATAAGCCTAGTCTGACATCCATCTCCTCTATGGGACAGGTTCCCCTCCCGAACCTGTCCCACTATCAATATGAGCATTCTAGAATCAGGCCTACAGGTATGCGTCCCACACTCGAAACCATTTGCTGGTTTATTCATTGACAGCTTACTGTATACCTACAAGCCAGATCCTCTGTACTTCAATCGTGTAGCGAACCAGGGGATTGACGTTGCTAGAAACGCTCTGATCGAAACCTTCCTTAACAATCCACATTGGCCAAGGTTCATGTTGTTTATTGACAACGATGCGACCTGGCCCAGTGAAGCAATAGTCCGGATGATGGAACACGATCTACCGATGGTGTCTGCTTGCATGTATACCAGGTCATTGCCGCCGACACCAACCATGGGTAGATACCTGGGACCCACATCACACGGCAAGCATATCTATGCGTTTGCAGATATTGCCAGGCTGATCATCGAGAAAGCCAAGCGCCATAATGTGGGCGAAGACTATCACACAAACGCAATACTATTACCCCAGGAGAAAGATGACCTGGTAGAAAGGGACGGTGTTGGTCTACACTTCACGATGATCAGAAGGGATGTACTTGAAACCATAGATCCTCCGTGGTGCTTGACCGGTGGTCCATCAGGTGCTGGTGAAGACTTCTATTTATGCAAGAAGGTGCGTGATGCTGGCTTCCCCATATATACTGATATCTCGATCCATACCGGCCACATCATTGGAGAAGAACGTGATTTTGGATTGGTAGAGTTGATGGCGTTTCTTAAGTATGTGGATGAGTCGTACATAATGGATGACCATTCACGATGGGAGGTAGAAGTAAATGATATCCAACACCCAACTGGTAAAGTATAGTAACCTGACTTTCCAGTATGGCAAGTCAGATGTTCTATGTATTGATGGCCCAGATTGGTACCCAGTTGAATTAAAACAAAAGTACGGCATATATTTATTCCCAGAAAGATATGTGCATGAGGTACAAGATGTTCACCTGTGTGGACCTGCGATGGTTGGGTTCGTCAACGGTGATGTGATCCTCGATACAGCCTACGCCAACAGGCTGGATGTCCTAGAAAGAAACTACAATTACTATAAGTGGGCGCTGAATTCGATGGTGAAGCCGGCCCATGTATTTACAGAACCACTGTTTGTGATGACCGGTGTA